TGTAACCCACACAGGACCATGAAGACAAGGCATCCATGTTGGGTCTTTCTTTCGTTCCGCGTCATATCGTTTGCCACGCCGAAGCCAGTCTTTCAACATGACACCTTCTTCGTTGAGCTCGTACACGTCCACGTAGTACACGACATGTCCTCGTTTCTTTCCGCGGGTCGTCCGACCACGAATGGTCGCCGAACCCACCGCATACTTGCGAAGAAGATACTCCAGTTCTTCTTCCAGACCGGCCAACTGTTCCACTTTGAAAGACGTCATGTTTTCTACACCTATCTATGTTATGCTAAACTGATTCAATTTTACTACATTTAGCCCATATACAAGCGTTTCGGCTGACCCAATGAATGGGTTTGTGGGGATGGGTCGTCCACGATTCAATCACTTTACCTTTGTCTAGGTAATAGGTGCAGTCTTTGAAACAATATTCTTCCGAATTGTAAGAGTGTAGAATCCCTACCACATATTGGTAGGGACCAATGTTTGCGGCACACCTGGAACCTAAGGTCGGATACCCTTCATCCTCAAACAGCAAATTGTCAATCGTAAGGTCGCTCAGAATCATCGTCCTGTTGTAAGAACGGAAGTTTATTTTTCAATTTTTAACAAACATTTGGCATCCCTTTTTTTGTATTCGGTGAGGACCGGGTAAGTGTCGTGTCGGGATTCCAGGACAGTATACCCTTGTCCTAAATAATAACTTCTACGCTTTTTCCATTGATTGACAAAGGTTGCATGCGGGTCTACAATGTCCATGACGACAGGCTTTTCATGTTTGACCCGAAGTATACGGCCCACTGCTTGAGTGACATCCGTTTTGGGCGTGGCCAACACCAGGGTGGACAAGGTTTTAATGTCCAGAGCTTCTTCCGCCATGGCATACGTCGCCACAATAATTTCTTTGGTTTCTGTATCTTTAAGAGCTGTATTTTTCATACCTCCCACGTAATACCCTACTGTCCCAATAGAACGACTTTCAATCGCATCATGAATGTATTTCAGTAGGTACTTGGTATGGGCTAAAATCATGATTTGTTTGGTAGTCGGGTCCGCTTTCAACATGGTAAGAAGGGATAGAATGGCTTCCGTTCGGGGACCAAACTCACTGATACGTTTAATCATGCTCGTGTAATTGGTATCTCCCTTGAAATTTGTAATGACTTCATTAAATTCTACATCCGGCGTTGTATACGTCACCTTGTGAATAAATACCTGTGTCTTTTCACGACTAGCCGAGTAGACAATGTCGCCCAGGAACAATTTGAAAACTTTGGACAGTCCATCTTTTCGTTCCATGGTAGCCGACAACCCAAGCATGTAGGGCGTAACCACTTTGAACAGTGCATTACTGAAAACATCGGCTGAAATGTGATGTGTTTCATCAATGATAGTGAACCCAAACGACCGAAACGTGGTTGACGGATAATCTTTCATGGAAATGGATTGTAGCATTCCAATGACAATGTCTTTGTCAATATCCAGAGTATCACCCTGTATACGTCCGATGGTGGCCGTGGGAAGAAACTCGCGTATACGTTCTACCCATTGTTCCAGTAAAAACTCTTTGTGTACAATGACCAGTGTACGTCGTTTCAACAAATGAATCAAATGAAGTGCTAAAATGGTTTTACCAAACCCACATGGTAATTCCAACAGACCACATTTGGTCTTCATGAAACACTGAATGGCCTTGTGTTGTTCGTCTCGCAACGAGCCACAAAACGCCAGGTCAATGGCCGCCCCGTCCGTCAAGCGACTCGGTACGTCTTGTTTCCCATAAAACCGAGGACCATACAACGTATGAGGAGATTCACGATAGGCATACAATTTGGTCAAGTCAGTATACCCACCCATGGTTTTGGGAGAAAAAGTGAGGCGTTTCTTGAATTCCGTCTGTTCGGCCGCCGTCATGGACTCTTTCGGAATGGTAAGACCACGAGAACCAAGATACATGATACAATAAAAAAGACAACTGTTTTATCTTTCAATTTTAAAAATATTCATATACACTATGAATATTTTACAAGCAGTTATTCTTGTCGTTATGTGCATTGTCATTTTATTAGAGGTTCGGCTACCTCCATCCTTTAGACAAATTGGAATGGGACCGCTTGTTCTTTTAGGGGTTGTTCTCCTGGGGTCGTTGGCGGTGAATTCTCCCGTACTCGGCATTGTAGGCGCTGTACTCTTGTACTCGTTGGTTCAACCTCTTCCACAAACCCTCGCTCCTTTCCCTAAGGATGAATGCATAGAGGCCCCTGCTCCTTCGTTCAAAGACACTCTGGAAGAAGAAATTGTGAAAAATGTACCGGGAATTCAATTTAACTAATCTATGGATATACTATGAAAAGTGAACTCTTATTTTTAGGACTGGTGTCCTTTTATATAGCAGATACTGCAAACGATGGAAAGTATACTAAGGAGATTTTAAAATATAAAAAATATTTTAAAATTGCCTCCGCCGTGTTTGTCATGTTTTCCTTGTATCTTTATGTGAAAAAGAATCCAGGGGAATCCGTCTCTATGGTAAAACACTTGAATGGCATGGTTCATTTTTTACCTATGGATCGAGAAGCAAAACAACTACTTGCTCCCTTTTTGCAATCCAGAGAAGAAAATAGAATTCTTACGTCAGGGTCCACCTCCACTTCCCGAAGTGTGAGTGGAACCAAAAAGAAATATGTAGCAGCCAATCAAGGATGGAAATGCCATGAATGTCAAACCCAATTGGATGCTTGGTTTGAAGTAGACCATCAAGTTCGGCTCGCAGACGGAGGGTCCAATCACATTGACAATTTAGTCGCTTTATGCCGAAATTGCCATGGTAAAAAAACAACGATGGAGAATTTATAACGTCTTATACTATGATTCCTATATTTATTACAATCTTGTTTGCACTAACATCCATTCTCTATGTTGCTACGTTGGTCTACCTTCATCACAACAATGGCATTTCTACCACCAATGCCGCCATTTGGGTCATTGTCTACACGGCCATTCTGGTAGGCATCTTTTTAGGAGTACCTGCCAATTATGACATGGAGATTAAGGATAAACAGAAAAATTTTACAGAATACAAAGATGAACCGGCTATTTCTGATAAATTAAAGGGTTTGTGGGTGGAAGCAGTCTCCTCCAAAAACAAATACTTTATTAGCTGGTTCATTGCCCTCTTGTATATTCCAATTCTATTTCACTACATTTATCGGTGTCAAATCAATCCCATGATGTATTCCTCGGTGTATCTCTTTTTGAAACATCAGTTTTCGTTTGCAGATAGAATCAACGGAAACCCTTCTGCTGCCATTCCACCCACAATAGGTACTCTCAACATCTTGAATGAAATTGATAAACTCAAAATTAAGTATACCAAGGATGAAGCCGCCTTGTTCAAAACCATTCGGGATAACTTGAACGCCAAAAAAGACATTGTCTTGGAACCACATGAAATAGAAACCTTAAAATCTTTACGTTACCACATTGAATCTAACAAAATGTGGGGTAAATTTAAAAATCTATCGGTTCCTAACGTGGGTGCAATTGTTCCTGAAATCAATGCCACCTTTTTATATTTGCTCAATGTGGTTATCATCTCCATCGTGAGTTTTTATACGTTTGTCTATCATTATGACCAATCCTATTTTATCATACCTGTATTCACCTGTTCTATTTCCTTGGTCATTTATTATTTACGAGGACTTTAATGGAGTGAGGAGTCCGTTATGGCACATACAATAAAATCCGTGGTGGTCGCCGATAATTTTTGAAGCACCGTTTCTATGGAATTCAAACTGACAACCACTTTATAAAACATGTTGGAAATACTCAAGTTGTACCGATTTAAATATTTATTGATTTTCAAAATATCGTATACACTGAAAAAGCGATGGTCTTCACTCGCCTCTTCATATAGACGAATGATATATTGGGAAATGTCGTCGGCTTCCTCCGGCGTCAAATTCTTTTGAATCTCTACAGGTGCAGTCATGCGAAGGGTTTGAAGGGCGGCACCTTTTAAATTCTCCGACGAGAATTCTTTCAGCAATCCATAAAAGATATCTCGTTCTTCTTCCGTAAGTCGTATCACAAGTCCAAAATCAATGACCCCAATGGACTCTTTGTTGAAAATGATATTTCCTGCATGGAGGTCGGCATGAAAGCATCCAAACTTGAGGAGGCTATAAAGACATACCTTGGCCAGCCAAATGACGGTTTGAACCTTTTCCTCTTCGGACAATTGAGAAATCTGTATACCTTCTATTTTCGTCATGACCAATTGGTCGGAATTACACCACTCGGGATATAACTTGGGAATATGCACATACGGCATAGATTTATACGTCTCTATGAAAAGAGCTTGATTTTTATATTCCGAATCAAAATCAAGTTGAGTCTTAAAATTTTCACATATTTCATCGTACGAGCTTACCAGAATGGGACAAGGTGTCCACCAATGTATCCACTGTATACATCGTCCGATGGTCGCCAAACTTTGATACACTCGTTGTTCAATGTTGCGTCGTTTTGTTTTAATGACAACAGGAACCCCGTCCAATTCGCCTTCAAACACAATAGAAATAAGACCGGTTCCCAAAACACCTTTGATAGGAATACCTTTCGGTATACATAGTTCATCTTCGGAATAAGGAATGGAGCTAATCTCATCCGCTAAATCATAATGAAGTGCGACAGCTTGAAAGAATTTAGCATAAATGACATTGACTCTCATGCATCGCATCCAAAACGACAAGGTATCAAAAGACCCCGTCCACAGACGTTTGACACACTCACTGATTCCAATTCCTAAGATTGTTAAAATTTCCATAATATATAAGGCTGTAAATTCTTTATACCGAATTTTTCGCATTTTATTCTAGGTAGTACCTTCAATGAACATTGATTTGAACATTCATAACTATACCAAACAAGACATAGAACGGTTGTTTGGTCTTTCCTCCACGTATACACCGGCCGACCTTCACCAAAAAGAGCAAGACTTGGTGGTTAAACTGACCAAAACCCAGACACCTTTGAAGGACGAAATATTGGCTTTTTTAAAAAGCGCCAAGGAACGGCTCAGTATACCGCCCATTGTAAGAACCGAAGCTAAACGGCTTCTTTGCATTGACAGCTTATTTCGTCCTCATTTTGAAGGGACGAAATCCTCTGATTTTATTTATTTTGTTCCGGATGATATTAAAAACGTCATCTCCATGAAATTGGTTTCCGTAGAACTGCCTCAATCGTGGTATCTCTTTTCAGAAGCCGCCAACAATTCTACGTTTTATATCAAAGTAGGTGAGGTGACAGCCACCTTTGTCATTCCTGATGGAAATTATACGTCGGAAGAAATGTATACTGTCTTGAATTCCTTGCTAGGAGAATTAAATGAATCCCAAGGTGTTCAGTTGCACGTTCTCTTGCAACCGTCCAAAAAGTTCATGTTTACATGCGACACGTCGTTTGGGATTAGTTTTGCCTCCAAAACATCCGAATATAGAAACACGTGTGGAACCAACCTAGGATTTTTAAAGTCCGATTATAAAGTTGTTTCGTTTCCTTATGAAATTAAAGCAGAAACCATGTATGGAACCAATAGTGATAGTTATGTGTTTTTGGAAGTGAATGATTTTCATCCTCATGCCTCTAAACCGTCCATGACATCCTTGGCAACAAGTTCTTTGGGAGTGACAGCTCCCTTAGGAAATATGTTGATGGCCAAACTGCCACTGACAACGCTCATGCATCAAACAATTCGCCATGAATGTTTATTCACGACCCGGCTGTATACAGAACCCATTCAACCTGAAAAGCTACAGATTCGTTTGCTCAACAAGTATGGCATGGAGTTTAACTTGCATCATTCCAACTATTCGTTGACGCTTGAGATGACACACGTGTATTAATTTTATAGGCTTACGGTATGTGTGAACCTGGATGTTCCTATTCCATTGAACATACGGACAAAGGACTCTTGTTTAAACAGGGGGATACCATGAAAGCCTTCATCTTAGCCAACGGAACCATCAACACTGGTTGTGGGAACATTACGACGTCAGGTAGTCTGACAACGCCTGTCATCAACACGTCTACTGTAGGGTCTACTTCAGTGTTGACTCTTCAAGGTGCATCGTTGAAAATTTACGACGGGTCCACCTATGGATTGGCAGGGTATGTCTTGACAAGTGGAGGAACGTATGCCACGTGGAAACCGGCAACGTCAACTGGTTCTTCCTTGACAGGGACCGTGGATGGACTTACTATATCACAAGGGAATTCCATTTGGTTGAGCGGAACCTATAATTATTCACCCTATCCAAATGATGCGTCGGTGAACCAGGTTATGGGGTCGGGTATGATAGTAACAGGAACCAACGGTTCATTGAAAAGTGTCATGGATGCTAATTATTTCAAAGTGAACCTAACTACTTCTGTCAACGACACTCCGATTAGGTCAGGAGAACTAAGTTCAACCGCTCTTCAACTGAATGAATACAATGCATTAACAATAGTAAATGGTTCGCCTGTGTTGACTGAATCTTTGTATTCTTGTGAGTTAACGCCAAGTGGAATGTCTATCAATGATACAAAATATTCTATTGTTGGAATAACGGCACCTGACTTTAGTATTTATTGTCCATTGCTAAGTGTTCCCAATGGAATATCTACATTTACCCTAATCTCTACCGGAGGCATTTCAGTGGTTGCCGGTGGTATTTCTGTCATGGCCGGAGGCATATCCACATCCGCTCTCTTGTCCACCGGCCTTATTACGGCTTCCAATGGTATCAGTGTAAGTGGGACCGGCATTTCAGTTGTGGCCGGAGGCATAACTACTACCACACTATTGGCTACTGGTCTTATCACGGCTTCTACTGGTATCAGTATGAGCGGAACCTATAATTATTCACCCTATCCAAATGATGCATCCATCAACCAGGTGATTGGTTCAGGTATGATAGTAACAGGAACCAATGGTTCATTAAAAAGTGTCATGGATGCTAATTATTTCAAAGTGAACCTAACTACGTCTATTAACAATACTCCGATTAGGTCCGGCGAACTCAGTTCAACCGCTCTTCAACTGAACGAATACAATGCATTGACCATCGTGGATGGTTCACCGGTGTTGACCGAATCCCTATATTCTTGTGAGTTAACGCCAAGTGGAATGTCTATCAATGATACAAAATATTCTATTGTTGGAATAACAGCACCTGACTTTAGTATTTATTGTCCATTGCTAAGTGTTCCCAATGGAATATCTACATTTACCCTAATCTCTACCGGAGGCATTTCCGTGGTTGCTGGTGGTATTTCTGTCATGGCCGGAGGCATAACCACATCCGCTCTCTTGTCCACCGGCCTTATTACAGCTTCCAATGGTATCAGTGTAAGCGGGACCGGCATTTCAGTTGTGGCCGGAGGCATAACTACGACCACGCTGTCAGCTACCGGTCTTATCACGGCTTCTACTGGTATAAGTATGAGTGGAACCTATAATTATTCACCCTATCCAAATGATACGTCGGTCAACCAGGTTATGGGGTCAGGTATGATAACGACAGGAACCAACGGTTCATTAAAAAGTGTCATGGATGCTAATTATTTCAAAGTGAACCTAACTACTTCGGTCAACGACACTCCGATTAGGTCAGGTGAACTCAGTTCAACCGCTCTTCAACTGAATGAATATAACGTATTGACCATCGTGGATGGTTCACCGGTGTTGACCGAATCTTTATATTCGTGTGAATTAACACCAAGTGGCATGTCTATCAATGATACAAAGTATTCTATCGTTGGAATAACAGCACCTGACTTTAGTATTTATTGTCCATTGCTAAGTGTTCCCAATGGAATATCTACATTTACCCTAATCTCTACCGGAGGCATTTCCGTGGTTGCCGGTGGTATTTCTGTCATGGCTGGAGGCATAACCACATCCGCTCTCTTGTCCACCGGCCTTATTACAGCTTCCAATGGTATCAGTGTAAGCGGGACCGGCATTTCAGTCGTGGCCGGAGGCATAACTACTACCACACTATTGGCTACTGGTCTTATTACAGCTTCCAATGGTATCAGTATGAGTGGAACCTATAATTATTCACCTTATCCAAATGATGCATCCATCAACCAGGTGATTGGGTCAGGTATGATAACGACAGGGACCAATGGTCTTTTGAAAAGTGTGATGGATACGAATTACTTTAAGATGAACCTAACTACGTCTGTCAACGACACTCCCATTACATCAGGAGAATTCAATTCAACAGCGTTTAGATTAAATGAATACAACGTATTGACCATCGTAGATGGTTCACCTGTATTAACGCCTGCAGTATCGGGTTGCGAAATAACAACAAGCGGAATCTCTATTAATGATACAAAATATGCTACTACCGGAATAAGTGCACTGGATTTTAGTATTCATTGTCCTTTGCTAAAAGTTCCTAATGGAGTATCTACTGGC